CCTTGACCGTCCAGGAATCGTCAAGCAGCTCCCAACCGAAGGACGAACTGTCACCGCCGGTTTTGGTCACCCGCGCGGAAATCTGGTCACTCTGAATGTCCAGCCGGGACGTTAGTTCATCTCCCTGCTCGATACGGGCAGAGACTTCGGCGGAAATCTGGTCGGCCTGAATTTTCAGTTGTGCCCGGGTTTCTATAAACTGACGTTCTACCTTACGTGTTTCGTGGGATTTATAGGGAACGGATTCGTCAATTTCCTCAGTGCCGGGGGCGGAAACATCCGCGCGTATCATTTTCCCGTAGGACTTTGACACGCTGTAGATGCCGCCATAGGTTCTCTCAACCTGAACCGCGTCTCCAATCTCCGCCGCCGGGTCTAAGATTGCGCCTGTAGCCGTATACGTCTGGTAGGAATAGCCGTTGATTCTGGCCAACATATCGTTTGCCATTTTCTGAGTTCCGAAAGGGTTTTCGGAGATCAGTTCCTTGCCGCTGTCTGTACCCGCCGTATACTCCACGCCGTCAGAAACCTTCAACGTGACGCGGCTGTACGCGCTGAGTGGGTCTGATATTTTCAGGCTGTCGGCGGCAGACCCGATGATGAACTTATCAAACAAGGATTCTGACACCTCCAAATGTGATCGCTCTGTTATCGCTTCCGCCAACAATCAGATAGTTGGTTTCCTTCGGAAGACCCGTGAGCGTGACCAGCATCAATTCTCCGGTGGCCGTCATAGCCCAGGAACCGGTGTACATTGCGCCGATGTAGCCAATGACCTCACGGCAGCTGTACCCGGCAGGGTACGGGATTTCGTAACCAGATGTCACAATTTGATATACACGGCTATCCAGCGATATGCCGACTGCATCGGAAATCTCTTTCAGAACTTCAATGTCACTTGCAGGCCAGTTAAGGGAGGATTCTGCCGGATAGTCTTCTTCCAGAAGAAGCATTCCGTCGTATCCGTGGAGCGTTAGTTTTGTCCGGTCACCGATCTCTCCTTCGCTCCGTTTGTCAATGTAATACTTTCCTTGTGGCAGCCATTCAGAGGCGGCATTCTCATTTGCAGCTCTGATATATGGCCGAAGAAGCGCACGTTTGGGGATATCACCATAGGGATGAATCATTTCAACGTTGATCTCACCGGCGCAGGTTTTTCCAACGTCAGGAGAATCGGAAAGAAGCGGTTGCTTCTGCTCCATGGATATCAGCAGTTCTTCACCGTAGCCGGTTTCGGCGCCACCGCTATCTACCAGAATGCGCACTCCGCCGAACGTGATTGCGCTTCCGCTTTTGTCAATTAGCTTTCCGGTATCACCGATGCAGAGGCGGTTTTCAAACCAGTGGTTGCCAGCTACAATGTCCCGGTATTCCTGTGATACGTTCTGCATAAGCGCTCGTCACCTCTCAATCAGGGGAAAGGTAATGCCGCTCCACCAATCGTCTTCCGGCTTCTCTATCAGGAAAGATGCAGGGTTATTGTTGGAGTACATGGTCACATTGTTGCGGTACCCGCTCATAGGGTCGTAGTAGTCCACGGTCACATATTCCGGGAGAATGGTATGCAACACGGTCATAGCTTCCTCAGCCTTTAGCGGGCGGCAGGTGATGTCCAGACGGATTTTGGTTGTCACCCGGCCACGCTGCATTGTCCCGTCCATTGTGCGCCCGGAATTGGGGGCGTCAATGTCGTTGCGCTGCCACTTTACGCCCTGTTTGGCGATGAACGGCATGAAGTCCACGCCGTTTATCTTGAGCATCATCTTCATGCCGTTTTCACTCCTTTCGCTTATCCATACATTCTTGCGTTCCTGCGCTGGGCATCCCGGACAGCCCGGTCAAAGTCATACCCACCGCCACCTCCGTTGCCCTGATTCCGCATTTCTGCGATAATCTGCTGAGCAACAGCGTAGATAGCGGTAACAACGTCGTCATTGGCTTCCCGAACGCCGTAGGTGATACCATCAACGATCTGGTCATTGTTGGCAACCGTTGTCCGTCTGCCAATAGAGCCAACCATTTCTGCGCCCGCTTCACGGGCTATAAAGAGTTGGCCTTGATCTACAAAACCGCCGTCGGCATAGCGCGGAATGGAAACTGTGGGAATCGCCGAGATACCGCCCGTATATCCGATGGTGCGCATAAGCGCATTTACAGCAGATATAATGGTATTTGTTGCGTAGACAATGGAGTTAAGCCCGGTCGCCATGTTACCTAACACGTTGTTCCAGTAACCGGCAAAGGAAATACTCACGCTTGACCAGAGGCTTGTCCATCCATTTAAGAACCGATTGGCGAACGTATTCTGGGCTGCCAGAATATCGTTGAACGCCGCTGTAAGCTTGGGCGTTTCCGCAACCATTCCCACAGAGAATCCCGTAACCAGTTTTGAACCAGCATCTTTCAGGTTTGTAAAGATTCCAGTAGAAAGCTCGATGGTTCCCGCGTCACCGGTCAGTTGCTTCACCGTGGTCATAAATGTGATATAATCGGCCAGAAGCGTTACCGCCGTCTCTAATTCCCCGTTCGCAGTGGTAAGCTTTTCATTTAAAACGGAGGCGTCACTTGCTACGGCTCCGACCTTATCCGCAAAATCACGAATTGGATTCCCTGCGAAAAGTTTCCTAAACCCGCCGACAATGCTGTCCCAAGTGATGCTGCCCATGCTATCGGTGTAATTGGAGATTTCAGACGCCAAATTGGTCATGAATACCGTGAAATCATGTGTGTCGGATGTAAGCTGTGGAAGCGCACCATTCAGGTCTCGCATAGATGGAGCCAAATTGTCATTAAGCTCGTCTGCAACCGCGACAAGGCTTTCCGTAAAAAGTATGAACGCGCCTGCCAGCTCAACGAGGATTGCTGTTCCAAGCCCGATAGCCAACGGGAGCAGACCCGCACTTGCGACAGTAGCCGCACCGAGAGCGGCAGTCACTACGCCGATACCGACAAGAAGGCCCGTACCGATACCTATTGCAGTAGCGATATCCTCGCCATTATTCAAAACGGGTTCCCACGCCTTGCCGATTTCGTCCAGCCCTTTTCCGACGCCCCAAATTTCTGCAAGGAACAGGGCGGTCGCAACTCCTAGTTCCAGAAGAATAGCTGTTCCTATGCCGACATTCAAAGCTACCGTTGCTCCTGCAGTGCCAAGGGCATAGCACGCGACGCCAATAGCGGCCATAAGTACGGTTCCGACGCCAACAGCGATGGCGACCGTTCCAGCATTGTCAATGACCGGTTGCCACGCTTCGCCGACCTTGCTCAGTTCCCAGCCAAGAACCGCGATCGCGCCAACGAAGATGATTGCGCCAGCGGCGACTTCGGCAAGAATCCCAACGCCAAGACCGATGTTTTTTGCAAGGCTAAGCATTTTGGGGCTTAGGCTTCCACCGATTGATTCTCCGAGATTCCCTGCCGCTTCTGCCGTCTGAGATACAGATTTTGCGGCGTTTCCGGCATTGGATATGCCTTTGAGCTTGGAGAAAAGGTCAAAAGCAGTGGCAATGCCACCCATGATTTGGATTGCGCCGATCAAAAGCGTTGCTTTATCAACGCCGCTCCAATCGCCCTTTTTAATTGCTTCCCAGTTGGCAGCAATTTCTGTTATGACGGAGGAAAGCCCTTGAATAGCCATTGCCCAGCCTGAAACATCTAAGCGCTTAGTGAAAAAGCCAATTCCAATCGCAACGGTTGTTAATCCGCTAATGGCATTGTTGGCATTGTCCCAGTTCACCCCATTGTCTGCAATGTCCTTTATTGCACTTACAATTTTGACAACGCCCTGCACCAGTTTAAGGGCACCGGCAATATTGTATTTGCCTTCCCACAGCGCGATGTCGCCGACCATTCCCGCAAACTCGCTTATGAGTTTTGAAACGTTGGAGAAGTTTGCTCCGTTCTCCTGAATGTCTTTCAGGGCTTTCATAAACTCGTTAAGATCGGCGATAAGACCGATTCCGCCGAGCGTGAGAGAACCAACCTTAGAGATGTTTTTGAAAAAGCCGGAAAGGGTATCTACACCGCGTATAAGCGATTCGGATATCTTCCACGCCAAAAATATCGCGGCGATGCCCTCCGCAATTTCTCCGATTTCTTTCAGGTGGCTTGTAATCCAGTCAACGAACGGCTGTAGCTTCTTTTTCCAGGCATCAATCTTTTTCGTTACGGCATTTTCCAGGAAGTCATATCCAGGAGTGGGGAAGCCCAGACCTCCACCGCCGCCTCCTGCACCGCCTCCACCTCCGCCATTGCTCTGGTCGGGGAGAACATTCAGTTCGTCAAACCCGGCGAGGTAGCGTTTTAGCTCCTTGGCAGACCCAGCGGCACTGTCCATGTTGTCAGCAATGGCACCGCTACCGGCAGAAGCGCTCCCAATCGCATCCCCCCATTTCGGGGACTTTACCGTTACCCCGAACAGGGCGGCAATGGCCGCTATGATTTCCTGCAAGGCGCTTGCCACGGCAATAGCAATTGGCAGAACCTTCGTCAGAATCGGAATAAAGATGTTTCCTACGGCACGTGCGGCTTGTTCCAGCTCCGCCCGTAGTACCCGCAGCATGTTTGCCGGATTTTCCAGCGTCCGCGCCATATCTCCTTGCACCTGCGTTACCTGCGTCATCATGGCGTAGTACCGCAGCTGGGATTTCTCCGCCTGCGTCATGCTGGAAACGCTCTTGTCAATTCCAAGATTCAAGCGTTCCTGCTCCAACCGGGCAACAGACAGGTCGTAGCCAAGCCGCCGCAGAGGTTCGAGTTCTCCGGAAATACCGGACTGAACCTTCTGCATTGCCGATTCAAAATCGATATTATAGAAGGAGGCAAGGTCATAGCCCAACTGCGTCAGGTTCTTGGCCATGAACGCTGCCTTGTCACCAGCCACACCGAAACCTGTGATAATGGTGTTAAAGACGCCCTGATTCCGCATCCATTCAGCGGGGTCAATGCCCATTACATCAGAAACCTTCAGGGCGTAGTTATAGGCTTCCTCGGCGTACTTCCCCATTGAAACGGTGAACAGATTCAAATCCTCCGTATACTGGGACGATTTTGCAATTGCGATACCCAGGAGCTTTGCCGCCGCCCGGTATATGGCCACAAAGCTGATTGCTTTGAGCGCACTGTTCCAAGCATTTGTGCTTGTGGTTGCCCGCCTTACCGTACCGTTGTACTGCTCCGTCGATGTAATCAGCCTTTGAATTCTGCTTGGAAATGCCGAAAACCCGGAGGAAACCCTGTTCATTTCATCCGCAAATGGCTTCATGGCCGAAGCCAAGTCTTTCATCTGCTGAGTGAACTTATCAATATCCGCTTTCTCAAGCTCCTGGATGACCTCTGGCAGCTTTTTCAGCTGGTTGATGAAGGAAGTCATATTAGACCGGCCAAGCTCGGACAGAGGCTGCAATCCGGATGCCAGATTCCGCAGTTTTTCTCCGGGGGTGTCCGGCAGATTGGTGATTGCCTGATTGATGGCCGCCAGCTGGTTTCCAATGGACGCGGAAATTTTCAGGCTATCCGTCTGGCCTTTCAGATTGCTCAGGGAGCTGCTAATGCGGTTTATCTTGTTCGCAAAATCGCCGGTATTCATGTTGTTCACGGCATTCTTGATCTGCGAAATTCCCGCTGCAACTTTGGAAAGGGCAGTTGTGGAACCGCTGATCGACGTTTTTAGCTCTGTCAACTTTTTTGCCAGAACCTCCACCCCTGCGGATGCCGCGGCACTGTCATTCACAATCTGAAACTCAATGCCCTGCATTTCCACATTGTCAGCCATTCCCTTCACCGCCCTTCTTCTCAAATTTCTTGTTGATGGATACCATAAACATCTCCATCATGGCTTTCGCCTTTTTGTCGCTCTTTTCCTGCTGGGTCAGCTGCTTTTCCCCACTATCCGCCGCTTTCCGCTGCCCAGTGTGCAGCTCAAAGGGCTGCTCCCGGTAGGGAACCGGCTTCGGAGGCTTCTTGCTGAAACTGAACCGCAGAACCGGGGCGGCATCCAGAAGGGCTTCATAGTAATAAGCCCCTTGCATCCACATATCCTGATTCTTCAAGTCCCGTTTGATCTTGTCAGCCTCCCGGTAGGCTTTCACCAGTTCCACGTCCTGATTCCAGAACTGGTCATAGGTCATGCCGATTGCAAGATAGTACGGGAATAACTTCTTGAAGATATTTGTGTAAGCGTAAGAGGGGGCAGGGGTCTCCCCACCCCCTCCGTTTTCGGAAAGAAGTTCGCTTACTCTACTGCTTCCCAGCCGGGGTTTCCCTCGTTTTCCTCTTCGTCGTCGGAAAGCAGGGTGTATACAGCCTCGGAGTACATTTCCGCCAGCACCTTCACAAGGCCGGACTTGTTGCTCAGCCCGTCATAAATCTTGTTGATGGTAGCAACCTTGGTGTTCGGATGATTCGCCGCGAAAGCGCCGCTGAACAGCATGGGGATCATGGTAGCGGGCTTGTCGCCAAGCTCATTGATGGAGAACCCGGTCTTCTCCATGGCGGAAACCGTGGAGCGGGTGAACTCCAAGTTGTACTTCTTGCCGTTGTAGGGAATGCAGATTTTCTTAGCCATCGCTAATCCTCCTTAAAAATGTGTGGTCTGTGTTTTGGCTCAGGTCGCGTCGTCCAGCTCAATGGGCGTGGACGGGGCAATGGAAATGTTCAGGTCTACAACCTCATTGACGCCGCCACCGGTGGCGTAGGCGGTCAGCTGACCGTCAAACTTGAACTTGCCGTCGCTGCCGGTGGGGGTCAGGGTACCGCCAGCCTCGTCGCCACCGAACCATACGGCGTAGCTCTCGGTCTTTCCAGCCAGTGCTTGCAGCGCTTTGTAGTCAGCCAGAGTGTAGTTCGCGGTGAACGCCAGCGCGTCCAGAGACTGGATACCGGCGATGTAGGTCTGCATCTTGTCAGACAGGGTAGTGGTTTCCAGCATCTCCGGATCGCCGCCCAGATCAGGGAACTCCTTGATGTCAATGAGCTTTTCGTAGGTGTTGCCGGTGCTTCCTTTTTTCATGAGGAAGACCTTATAGGTAGAAATCGCGATAAGTCATCATTCCTTTCGTTGTAATAAAAAACGGGCTGCCTCCTGTGAAGCAGCCCTTCGGCTCTCTTTCCGCCCTTGCGGAAAGGTAACGAATATTTACCTGCGGTAAATTGTTCCGCCGTCCGTCTCCGCCCGATACCGGGCTACCAGACGGTAAATCGTCCCGTTTTCCATATTCGGAACAGGGGACAACGAAATTCGCGTGAAATTCCGTTTGTAGAGCATTTCGTCTATAACGCCCATAATCTCCCGGCATATGCTTTTCTTGCTTCCCGCCTTGTCGGAGTACACATTCACCTCGTACATCAGCGTGGAAAACTTTTCCCGGTCGCTGCTGTCCAGCCTGTTCGCGGACATATAATTGTCCTGCTCTACGATGCTTACATAGGGGAATTTTGGAGGAGCGTTCACATATTCTCCGGATACCGAAATGCCCTTGAAGCGCTTTCGCAGAGCCTCGGCAATGGGGGTATAGATCAGCTTTTCAATATCAATCAAGCCCTGAACACCTCCATAACGATTCTCGGAAGCTCCTGCTCAATCGCTTTTCTCGCCTCATACATGGGCATTGCAGGAGGATTTCCGTATGTGTGGCCGCCGCCCTTGTCTTTGGGCAGATACCAGCCTTTGGGGTCATCCCAATGGCCTTTCCCGTCCGGGTAGGTGCCAGCCCCCATGCCAAACTCCGACGCTTCCGGGTGTCCGGTTCCGTAGGTGATACCGGCTCCAAATTCAATGAAAAGGACGGATTCCCCATCGGCCTTTACGGCGTAACCATTCGGGATTGCCACGACGGACACGGTTGCATCCCTCATCCCGGTGTAAACAGCCCGTGAGAACCGGATGGAAGCCACAGAAGCGCCCAGCATTGCCAGCCTTTCGGCCAGTTCCTTTGCCTTGTCCTCCTGCCAGCGTTTGTATTCCTTCAATTCGTCCTGAATCTTTTGAATGCCGGGAACCGACAGCGGAGCCACGATTTTCTTGTAGCTCACGACACGCTCACCTTCGTAACGGCGATAGACACTGAGTTCAGAGACTTTGCCACCCGTCTGACCATGTAGTCATACAGGGGCTTCCCGTCCTCGTCATACACAGGCTCCTTGTCCAGAAATAGCACGGTATTCTCGTCAACGGGGCAGGTCATGTCATCCGTAACGATGACCTTATCATACCCGGCAAGATTGCCGAACTGCTCCACCTGAGAAGCCCCGGTCGCAGCGGATACGTTGGCGCAGAAGGAAACGGCAGGTTTGTACACAACAGTTTCCTCGCCGGTTTCGTTGCCGTCTTCGTCGGTGACAGGCACTTTCCGGTCATACAGCAGATACCAGAAGCTTTGCTTGTTTCGCTCCATGATTCTCATACTGTCACCTCACAGAACCCCGGCCATGGGAACGATCTGTCGCATCATGGATTCCGGAACGTCCCCGTTCTCGTAGGAACGGGAAATGCCGTTCTCGCTGTGAGACAGCTCCCCCTCGCCGCCCCGCTTGTTCAGAAGATACGTAGCAATCTCCACCTGTAGATAGCTGTACTGCTCCGGAACCTCCATAATGGAAGGGTCAAACGGGTATGCCCTGCGGCAAATCTTACTTGCCGCAATGCCAAGGTAGGCAGAAACCGTGCTTTCGTCGGTTTCATTCGCCATGGCTTTTACCAATGCGTTTTTCTCGGCTTCCTGCACGGTTTCTTACCTCCTTTCATTCTACGGGTTCTCCCGCCTTCTTGCGTGGCTTCTTGATAACGGGAATAGGATTATTCTCCGATAAACCGAACTTGGTGATAACTTCCTCGCGGGTGAGCGGTACGGGGTCGTTGAGGATATCAACGACTACCGTTCCCATCACCACAGAAGTGCTCTCCAGTTCGCGCCGGGTAATCACCTTGTCCTTTGCGGTAAAGCCCACGTTGCGAAAGTGATCTCCATCGCGCACATACACTTTCCCGTCAGAAACATAGAACATGGTGAACCTCCTTAGCCGTTGGTGATGATCTTTGCCAGAGCAATGGTCTTCGGGTCGGCCACGATAGACCAGTTGGCAGATGCCGCAAGCTGTGCATCCGTGGGAGAAGCGGTATAGCCGGAAGTGGGCTTGGTAAAGCTGAAACCGTTGGGGTGCATGGTTTCACGGATACGGGTCACCAGCGCGTCATAGCCGCCGCCCTTGAGCGCGTCACGGGTCAGTTCGGAAGGAACCTTCACGGGAGCGGGGGCGTACTGAATTGCGCCAAGGCCGAGGACGTAGGTGGTGTAGGTGGCCGCTTTCGCACTTTCTCCGCTGGTAGCGGCGGTGGAGGGGCAGCTGTCATCTACGACAACAGTCATGCCATTCACGGTGCCAATGCGGAGGGGGCGCTCAACGCCGTTGGCGTCGGTGTATTTCAGGAAGTCCAGCAGCTTCAGGCCAGCCATATTGGTGGCGACCTTACTATGCATGAACACCAGCCGGAAAGCGTCCTGATTGTCGCCCACGGCCTTCTGAATCGCATCGCCAATGGTGGTCGCGCCCATCTTGTTTGCGTCCGCAACAGTGGTGGACGCGGAAGACAGGTCAGTGATGTGGTTCGCCCAACCGGCAAACTCGCCGCTGCCGGTCACGCCGAAGACCGCATTCAGGATTTTCAGCATGATGGACTGGCGTTGCTTCTGCCAATACTTGGACACCTGAGACACGATCTGCTGCATGGGGTCGGCACCGCTGTTGTAATCAACGATGAAGTCCTTCTCCTTCCAGCCGTGGGCGCGGCCAAACACAATACCATTCTGAGCGCTGCCTTCGGGGTCGGTCAGGGTGATGTCAGTTGCGCCATCGTAGTTCTCAGGAGTGCCGCCAATGACTTTGTAGAACGGCAGCGTATAAAAGTCAGAGCCGTTGGAAATCAAGCCCGCCAGTTCTGCGTTCGGGGCGACAGCGCCGCTCTCAAACATCGCGGTTAGGGTGGGGTCTTTCGCATTTGCCCAGTTGTAGTTAAACAGCTCGGGGTCAAACGGAAAGCCAAGATAAGTAGCCATAATGTTTTACCTCCATAATCACTTCAAAATTGTTTTCCAGTCAGGATTGTTCTTGATAAACTCCATCTGGGATTTGGTGTCGAGTTTCAGGAAATCCGCCTTGGTCATTGCGCCGCCGGGGTTTCCATCCGCGCCTCTGGGCGTTCTTTTCAGCTTGTCCGCAATGACTTTTTGGGCGTATTTTTCCAAAAACGTCTGGTTGTTGGCAAAAACCGTAGCCATATCGCCGGATTCCATAGCCGCCGCAGTAGCGTCCGCAAGGGCTTCGTCATAGCCCTGAGCAACCAGCTTTGCTTTGTAACCGGCAACGGTTTTTTCCTTCCGCAGACCGGCCAGCTCCTTTTCCATGTTCTCCCACTTTTCGGCCTGCTCCTGTTGCTTCCTCTGCTCGTCAGTCAGAAGCGCGTTGTGCTTACGCTTCCATTCCGCAGCCTCGGAATTGGCCTTAGAAAGGGCGTTTTTCTGCCTTTCCAGTTCTGCGGTGTTGTCCTCGTACTCAAAGCCCTCCAAAGCAGCAAGCTTCTGTTCCGGGGTCATGTCCGCATAACCTTCAATGAGATTTGTGTCGATTTTTGCCATAATTATTCCTCCTGCGTTTGGTGAGGCGGTTCCCTCCGCCGTGATCTCTGTTTTTTCGGGTTGTCTCCCGTCTGCGTTTTTGATAGAGCAGCTTCCCTGCTGCTGTTATGGAGGGCTGTACAGGCTTCGATCCTGTGACCTGCGGATTAACAGTCCGTTGCTCTGCCAACTGAGCTAACAACCCACATATCCCCGGCTTACGGTGCCGGGGAACCGCTTTGCCCGTTTCCGGGTTTCATCGCCGATAGGGAGGCCATCGGCGATATATATGGCGCGAGGCCGATTTGAACGTCCTTCTGTGGGGGGAGAGGTGAACCCCACTCGCTGTCTGCCGCGCCAAATTTTAGCCTTCTATTCTTCATGTACTCGGCTTTTGGCCGAGGAAATGTTTTTGTGGGACGGGGCAAGCTACTTTGAGCTATCGTGCGCTTATGTACACTTATCACACAATGCTGTTCCTTCTCTTTCGCTTTGGCTGCCTTGCGCATACGGCAGTTATCGGCGTGCTTGAATTGTCCAGCCCCCCGCTGGTTGCGGCAGAAAGAATCGAACTTCCATTACATGGGTCAAAACCATGTGCCTTACCTTTTGGCTATGCCGCAGTGTAAAAAGAAGGGCTTCCAATACCATTTCTGGTATCAGAAGCCCTTCGGCTGTTCGCTGCTCCCTAGAGCAGTCACAAATTATACCATTTGGTGTGGCTCTTCCGCGAAAGGTGCGGCGCTCTTTGCCAAACAGTCAGTTAACCTTCTTGCGCCGAATCTCAATGACCACGATCTGGCCTTGTTCGACTTTGATTTCCGCCTGATTCCGGCGGCGGATGATTTCCTCAATCGCCCGAATTTCCTTCGCCGTCACTCTGACCGCCGGTCTGGTTTCCGCTTCCATCGCCGTTCCCTCCGTTATGTGCGGCAAGCTTCGCCGCTTTTTTCTCCTGTTCCGCCATGTAATCCATGCTCATGCGGTAAGCAAGCTGCGGGTCGGAGAACATACCGCAATGGGTAAAGGCCAGCTCCGGTGCAATCTGTTTACACCCCAGCATGGTAACAAGCACACTGGCTTTCTGCGCGATATTCTCATAATTCCGCCGCGTGAACCGGATTTCCAGTGCCGAGAGTTTCAGGCTCAGATGCCCCATGTCCCGGCAGATACGCAGCACCAGCTTCAAAAATTCCTTTTCGGACTTCTTGAAAACCAGCTCCGTGTCCTTGGCTCTGGCTTCCGCTGCCGACCAGCCGTCCCGCATGATGACCGCCGACCCGGTGTCAGAGGTAGAAGTCCCTCCGTTCCGGTTTGGCATTCCACAGATGGTCAGCACCGTTTCATACATGCTGTCCACAAGGGTCTGCGTCTGGGTCTGATTCATTTCGGAGGTCAGATATTGAATCTCCGCTTTCAGTGTGGCGTCAATATCCCTGAACTTGATTGCGCCCTCGTCCCGCAGTTTCTTGTAGTCCTCACTGCTGATGTCAACATTATGGAACAGCATCAGTGCTTGAACGAACTGCTCTACGCCGTCAATTCGGTTGCTCTCCGTCATGTTGATTGCGTCAAGCAACGGAATCACGATTTCAAATGCCCCTAAACGAGCCATGTTCGCCGGGTACTCCACAATCGGGATTCCCAAAATCTGATCTTCTGCGCGAATAACAGCCCATGTGTTCCAGACCTCGAAATACCTGGTTTCTGTCCAACAGGAGAAAACGAGCGTTCCGTCCTCTTTTAGAACATACCGTACACCCATCATGGGCTTATGCCCAAGGCCAATAGAGTACACCACAAATGTGTATCTAGGGTCAAGAGTGAATATCTCAAAAGGAGCCTCGTCTTCCTCAACATCCGCCAGAACGTCCGGCAAAGCCATTCGATAAGAGGTACCGCAAGTGAAGAACCAATCGGCAAGTTCCTTATCCTTTTCCGGCTTGTCTTCGGACAGCATATAGTCATTCAGTTTCAGCACTTCGGAGGAAATGTCCTCGTCCCCACCACGGCTTACGTACTGGATTGGTTCGCCGACCTGATAGGCCGATTTGAAAGATACGATCTCATTTGCTCGGTTCTCCACAACCATGTTGTTGATTTCCGGGCGGACTTCCTTTACACGGTTAAGGATTGGCTGCTCTCCCTTGTAATACCAGTACAGGTAATCAATCTCTGCCTGATTTTGCAGGTGCGTAAACAGTGCCTTTTGTAGCACGTCGATGATATTTCCCTCGTTTATATCCGTAACCTCGGTGTAAATCACCCGACGCCCGAATAACCGTCTGCTCTCCGTATTACGCACCCCCTTTTCCGGAAATCTATTTTCTCGTTTACCATTATACCACAGTGGCGGATGGTTGTCTACTTAATTCTCGTTCGTAAACCATCGGAGAATAAAAACACAAAGCGCATCGGGTGAAGTTACCTACACCCAACGCGCTCACATCCAATATTTACTTGTTATTTGCCGCTAATCGTGTCTGCGATCCCTTTAATCTGGCTGCAAACAGCAGCCAGAACGTCGCAGTACATCCCAACCCGCGCCTTACCAAGGGCAAGTTCCCCGGTTTCGGGGTCAGCCTCCATGTCAAGCATATCCAACAGCATTTCCGTTGTTGCAAGAGCCATGTGAGCATTCATCCAGATTTCGTTCATTTTTGCGGTTGTCATACGGTCTTGCCCTCCCCCAGAAACTTATTCAGGAAGAACGTCTGTCCTTTGCCGGTAACTTTCGGTGTCTTGCTCACAGAGGTATGTCCGTCACTGTGATTGATGACCGTTTCCTTGATACGGAAGAGCCCCTGCTCCATGCTGGCCTGCGTAGGCATGTTGTAATCCGTGCCGTTGCGCTTGATTAAGTACCCATTGTCCCGCATCCACCGGAACAGCCGTCTTTCGCCCATGTCCACACCATTCTGCCGCATGATCTTTGCCAACTCACCCACAAGAACCGTGCTACTGGAAGCGGCCACGCTGTCAGCGAACAGAACTTTGGGCGCATCTGCCGAAACCTTCGCTTCCAATGCCTTGCGCTTGTCCGTTTCAGCCTTTAAGGCAGTAGCTACCTTGAGCAGATAATCCGGATTCAGAATCGCCGCCTCCAGCGTTTCCGGGGTCATGTACGCTCCGTGCTTGCGGATGGAGGGAATGACTTCTTCGGCAATCTTCGCCTGGAATGCCTCGGCAACTTCATTCTTCGCTTTCATTGCAAGGCGGTAAAACACGCTTTCGGGGATGTATTCATCGTAGCCACAAGTGGCTACGCCCAATTCTTTCAAATACCCCTCAACTCGTTTCCACCGGACGACCTCATTGCCACTTGCGGCAACGTATGTGAATCCAAGCCCACGGGCAACAGCTTCCAGATTCAGATAGGCGGTTCCGTTCTTTTCGTAGCAGGGGATACCGCTGATTGTCATAATTTCGTTATTCATAAAAACCTCCATAAAATTTTACTTGATAGAGGTTTCCGTTTGTGATAGAATGGATTTATCCAGATGGAAACCTCTGGGGTGGATAGGGTGTTGGTGTGGTTTGCTAGGCCGCCAACACCCTATTTTTTCTTTGCCAATAACAGCCGGATTCCGTTTCTGATTGCTTCTCCCTTTGTAATTCCGTTTTTGAGGCAATATTCCTGCAATCTTCTGTCCGTTTCGGCATCCAATCTTACGCTAAATCGGACATCTTTTGGATTTTCGGCTTTTGGCCTTCCGGTTCTTGGTGACACCTGCTCACCTCACTTTCTGTCACGCATTAAGTATAATATATGCGTGACAAAAAGTCAAGCATTATTTTAGAACGGTCTCGCAAACACTTCAACTTTCGTTCCAACCAAGCCCCGGAGTTCGTTTTCAAGTAGGCTGAGCGAATCTGCCCCGTCATCATGAGCCACTTTCCCGGAACGGGTATATGTTGTGACCTGTCGCATGAACTCTGCATACTGGCTGTTCCTTGCATATGTGGACGGATGCTTGAAATAGAAATGTTTCAGGATATTGTCTGACGCGAACTCAATTCGGGTCTGTTTGTTACTGATCGTTCGTTTTGTCCGAATGCTACACATATATTCTCTGCTTTTTAGAATATCCTGCACGTCCCTTGCAAAGTAACTGCCAGCATTGTTGCTTTCAAACATGGCAGATACGACCTTGTTGTTAATCAAAGCCTTTGCGACTTCTGGTTTTGTGACTTCTGGGGTAGAATCATCAAAAACAACGTCGATAATGTACACTTCCTGCCCATAGACCGCCGCAATCGGCATGGCGCAGTAGTCTGCTCCCTTGTCTGCTGTATCACAGGCGGCAATGATGGTATCCGGCTCCTTGTCAACGGGGAGTTCAAAAAAACGGTTCAAATTGCCTTCTGGGAAAAGAAGCCCCTTTGCTTCAAATGGCTGCTGCTGAAACTCGGATTCAAATTGTTCCGCTGACAACATATCCCGCTGATCTCGGAAATACTGTGTTGTGAACACTTTTTTCCCGTCTCGGATATACTCAAAATTGCTTTCATCCGTGATAAGGTCAAGGGCAGGGGTTTCAATAATCTCACAGCGTTTGTTCTGTTTCTTCATTTCCTCTTGTAACCGTCCAATTGGGTCATACAGGGAATACCGTGTGCCGCAGATAACAATGGGCGTTCCTTCGATGGCACGGCCGATAATGTCGCCAGAAATTACCTCCCACTTCTCGTCAAGACGCTGCCGGTTCTTTGCCTCTTCCCGCCCTTCGACACAGTCATCAAGGTATAACAGGTTTGTAGCTTCGGATAAGCCGACCTGTCGTGCGTCAATGGAGCGACACATGATTGTTGGAAATCTGGATTTGTTCATGAGATTCAACGTCTTCGTATCTGCATTCGTCTGAACCAGCTTGCTTTCCGGAAAAACGTCGTAGAACAGGTATTCGCTCGGTGTTTGAAGATATTCCAGACAGCCCTTATAGAAAGAATTGACCAAATCGTCACCGGTTCCTTCCATAAGTGTTGCCTTTTCGGGGAATTTCCCTGAAAGCATATTTGTGAAATTGATTCCCAACTGGGATTTCCCAGCGCGCTTAGGCATGGAAATCGATAAAAAGTCCAATTCCCCGTCCAAAATCTTCTGGTATGCGTCCACATATCGTTTTAAGTAGTGCTTTCTCGGCTGATAAAACCGTTTTTCTAGCTTCCTGTCCAATTCAATATAGGTCAGATAGCTGTCAAAGTCATATGGAGCCTCAAACAATAGTCCCCGCCGCCAAAGGCTGTAGAATCCCTCCACCTGAGACGTAGGAGCTTTACCCATTATTTCGGCGCACAGGTATTTCAGATGCTTATTCTCCCGATGCGCCGCCGTGAAATCAGTCTCAGCCCATGCCTGACACAGGGAAAACAGGTCTTCATATGCCCCGATATCACCCGGTCTGTTCTCGATAGCCCCCAGAATGGAGGTTGACAATTTCCCATAATCCATACTCTCACCTCACAGAGCGTCCGCTTGTTCAAATGCTTTCAGCAGTTTTGGAAACTGAATCGCAAAGAAGTCCACCATTTCCTCATTTTGCGCCCAACTGGAATTTTCCGCAAGGCCGCTTTCAAATAGAAATGCGTGAATGATCTTATGTCGCTTCACCTTGTTTGTCTGAACCAGAAGGTTTTGCTTGCAATTTGGTTCTCCCTTGCTGTCTTCGTAATTTTCGACCAGCATCTCTTTCGTGGTTTCATCACAGAAACCGTCACAATCTTTAAGCCTTGGCTCTTTGCTTCCCCGAATTACTGTAAGCGTATATTCTGCTCCCAAAACGTCGATTTTCACAAATTCCCTCCTGATATAAAAATAAGGGCTACCCGCACATTTCTGTGTAAGTAGCCCCTCGGCTTCCTCCTGCCCTTGCAGGAGGCCTATTTATTTCCGGAATTCCTGTTTCGCCGCATTCTGGGCAAGCGCTGGAGCCTGGGCTTCCTTCATAGGTCTTGCCGCAGTATTTGCAAATTCGCTTCATCTGTAACCCCTACTTATGCTTCATAAGCTCTATCAGCACGAATATGGGGAACAGGAGAATCAAGAGAAATTCCATTTACTTTTTCACATCCTTGCATACTCCTGAATACCCGCAGTCAGAACAAGTGATGACCGTCTGATATGTCTGCGGAACCAAACCGTTTACGATTGCACCGATAACCCGCCCGAGTAAAGCTCCAACAGCCAAGCCGATAACCCCTAAAAACATCAACCCGAACCCGCCAAATGTCATCACAAGTGGCACTGTCAGCTTTTGCTTATACTCTTTCGGTGTCGCCGTGACATTCGTGGAATTGCACTTAGGGCATCTGCACGTAGCGCGTTCTGTTTCTCTCTCCACTTTTTCGCCACACTGCCCGCAGTATTTTGCGTCATCTGGTAATGCACTTCCGCATTTCTTGCAGAGTTTACCCACTTTGTCAACGTCTCCTTCCTTTACGGCCTCTTGCGCCTTTCCCGTCGTAGCCCTTCAAGAGTTCTGCAATGACGAATACCGGGAACAGAATGATTAAAACTGCCCACATATATTAGCCCTCCTCATTTCAGCTCGCAGTCATACAGCGTAACCAAAATGGCAATATTTTCTTTTGGCAATTTAACTCCGGGTTCATCAGCCATATCGGTTAGGCTCAAGAACTTCCCTGTAACCTTAGCCACGTCTAGAGGTTTGTACTCCTCTGCTTCGGCGATAAATTCGTCTTTCATTTGGCAGTGATATACAACTGTGCGGTCTCCGTTCCGCAGAACCTGAACAATAAGTGTATTTCCGTTCTCCAAGGTTGACGCAGCAGTTTGACCAACAATAGAAACCTCGTCACCTTGTTTCAACGCATAAACATCAACATCTGTGGCAACTGTCGGCGCGTCGCCTTTCCCTCCACACGACGTTAATGTCACGAGAAATACGATAATGACGCTAATGCACAATAGTTTTTTCATGATTATTCCTCCTTTTGGTCAATCACGATCTGATCTGCCCGTCTTGCACCCGGTCTGCGTTCCTGAATGACGATTTCATAGCCCAGAACGTCAAGCATTTCGACTGCTTTGTCAAAGGACATGTTTGGGTTTGTTAGTCTAGCGCTGACTTCATTGGCTTTTTGCTTCCCTATCGCTTTCGCCATGGAAAGAAGCGTAACGCCTTTATCTCGCATTACCTGTCTGACCGCTTTGTTTATCTGCATTGGTGGCACCCCCTATGTGTCTTTAATATACACCAGATATATTCGCATGTCAATATAATATTTAATAAATTTATTTTGTTTTATTATTGTGCCTGAGCGGCGCTTCTATAAATTTTATTTCCGCCTTTTTATCTTTTGGAAGATTTTCTGAATGGTGAAAAGGCTCTTTTTTCTTTTTTCGGGATTTTTTTAGAAGGAGAGGTGGCTTTTTATTTTTGCGGGTACTTGTGGGGCTAACCCCCGCCGAATCAGGCCGGCCATATCCCCCGCCCCCGGTGCTATCCAGCAGCAGCCGGAACCCCTGGACGGTGCCGGACGGCACAAGATCCAGGAAATGCAAGCTGTCCACGCTATGCAAACACATTTTGGCCGTATCGGCATGAACGGTAAAACGAACGCAACAAAATAAATATTTGGTTGCGTTCATGGCTATAAAAGCACACGTCAAAATACAATAATTATTGAAAATGTTTCGGTTTTGCCGTGTTTCGTGGTGTTTTTGTGTCCTTGCATCGTGGACTATACGCATGTACTTGTGGTGTAGACAGTTTATTTGTTATGTGCGCATATAAAATACAGCAAAATTCGAACCATAATACATAAAATATTTTGTATTTTCCTATTGACAATACAAAATATATTGTGTATAATGTTGACGTAAACAAAAAAGCGCCCCCGCAATCCTACCACAGACCGGGAGCGCACCACACAAGGAGGCACCGCTATTATAGCACAGCCTCCGCAGAATTACAAGGAGGAAATAAAAATGGCAATCTATGATAAAATCACCGCTGAGCTGGAAGCCCGGAAAGACCGCAGCGCATGGGATAAGGGCGTCAATGCCTACGCCCTGGAGCTGGTAGAAGAACTGAAAGAACGGGCAGAATATGAAGGCCGGAACCCTGAATCTGAGAAAGAGTGCCGGGAATGGATGCTGAACGGGGCGCAGGACTGGGAACAATACAGCCGGGGCGGTTCCGCCCTGATCTATGACGGCGACATTGCGGAACGTCTTTGCTGCCCGTCCGAACTCAAGAAAACCCGCAACGGCGAGCGCAGACCAAACAGCCGGGAAGAATGGCTAGACGTGCAAGCAAGGGCCTTGTATCAGGCCTCAAGCCGTGTTGTCAATGCATACCGGGCGGAGGTGCAGCCCAAATGAAAAAATACACGTTGAAAGCGCTCCGGGATCTTGTGCGGCTCGGAGTGGCTGAGGACTACACCAACAAGCCCGCCGAGAACCTTTACACGCTCCGCAGGCTTGAAAAAGTGGGCTATTCCTACGGGGTTTACGGCATTAACGGCGGATTGATCGAAGACACCGAAACCGGGCAGTTATACGCCATTATCGGGCGTTGTTCCAATTTGTTTATCTTGTTTTAAGGGGGTGTAGCCGTGGCACTGCTTGCAATTCTGTTTTTCCCGCTGCTAGTTCTGGCGGAGCTGCTGAAAATAAGCAAATAATCTTCAAGCCGTCCGGGCATTGTCCGGGCGGCTTTTCTTTCTGTCCGCGTCCAGATCAGGCGCGGCGTTGTCCGTTTGCCCTGCCAACGTGACGGGGCTTTTCTCTTGCTATGCCCCGTAAGGCTCTCAGCGGCTTTCTAAGCGGCTTTTATTCTTGCAATATAAATTAACGTCAAGTATCGTTTCCGCCTTAAATTGGTCACGTATGGGCGCCGCACAATACCGTGCGGCATTTTATGCAGCGCGTGGGGCACTCAGCGCCCGCCATCGCCCCTATTCCTGCGTCGGATATGCCAGGGCGCCCCCGCAGCTTTTCGCCCGTCCGGCCGCTTTCTGTGCCCCCTTGTGTTCTGCCCTCTGTGGCGGTGCGGGGGTTACAGCCCACGAGCCACCGGAGGCAACCCCGGTTCCGGCCACATTTCCCGTCATGTTTTTGCGTCAGGGCTGAAAATCCTCGCAAGGCTCCCAGCTCGTGAACCATAGTCGCAAAGTCGCAGCCGAAAATTCCCGTTTCATAGTCGCAGAAAGTCGCCCCGAAAGTCGTAAGGCCTCCGGGGCGTTTTCATAGTCGCTATAGTCGCTGGGTCAAAGTCGCTGGCATAGTCGTTGATAGTCGCTCAGTCTCCGTTCTCTGCGTCAATGATAGTCGCACCGCTCCCGCGAACATCTTCCAGATACTTCTGCCGCAGCTTCTCCGGGTCTGCCCGCTCTCCAAGCGGATTATCCGGCTTTAAGACCACTTCCTGCTGGTCTGTGTAGTTCATATTGTTTTTCATCAAAAAAATTCCCGCAACGGGGTTAATCTTGCCATTTTGCATGAAATCCTCCATCTGAGCGTTGATTAAATCCCGCGCTTTTTTGATAGTGTCACGCACAGAGCCGCTTAAATCCCTGCTTCTAGGCTGATTATTGCACCATCTCCACATAGTCATTCTGTCCACACCGAAAGCTAAAGCGAATCCTGCAAAGGTAGGTTTCATATCATTCTGAGCACAAAGGTCAAAATAATCGAAACATCTTTTCTCTACAGCTTCCAGATTGTTCATATCCGGTGTTTTCCACTTCATGATAGTCATGGAATGGTTAATGTACTTGGTATTGTCTCCTGGTTCCAGATCAGGAACTTGATAAGGCTTCTTTTTGAGTTTATTGCTTTCCGCCAAAGTCGTTGTCCTCCTTTACTATCTTAGTAGATTTTTAGTATATACTTTACTATAACACATACACACTACAATATACAAGATTTATATATTATATATTAAATATATCTTGTTAATAAGATAGGCTCACATTTCTATCAGCGTGAACTTGCGCTTCTTTTTAAGGAACTTCCCCGTGAAGGTTCCGTCCGCCGTCCTGCCGCCGTTCACGAAAATAATGCTGTCCTCCATGCGGCCAATATAGACTTGATATTCCTTCCCGTCCACCTTCAAGGTCCCTGTATACTGGTCCTCATCAAAGTCAGCCTCTGCTGCACCACCGTTGTATTTCGTCCCGCAAAACGGCGCATGCAGCCTGTGATGACAGCCCCGCAGTTTATACATTTCATCTTTGCTCCCTCCTCACACCGACACCAATTCCAGATTTACCCGCAGCGTCGGCTCTGATCGTAAGATGCGGACACTTCTGTCTCCCAGAGTAGTTGCATCCACTGTCTCGCATGATGCTTCCACGTTGATGTCTCCCACATACATCTTGGCCGTGAATTCCCTGCCACGGTATCTCATTTTCACGTCGCAGACCTTTCCGGGCTCAAAGTCGATGATGTTCAGCAGCGTATAGCCGCAGTATTCGCATTTGCATCCCTCTATGGGGGCACCGCAATTTGGGCAGTTCATCGTCCCTTCCACCGTCCTTCCTTGTAGTCGTACTCCCGCAGGCAGTCGTAGCGCTCCCGGAACGGGTAGAACTTCTCGCCGTTTCCATTGTATGCCTCCTGTAGAGCCTTGTCCAGCTGCTCCTGATACCAGTCCGCTTCATCGTTTGGCAGAAACGCCGGGCGGAAATACTTCATGATCTCGCACACACGCTCGAGAACCTTAAGGATTCTTGCACCGCTGAATGTGTCCTTGCCCATGGTCTCCGGGTCTCGCAAGGCCAGGGAGATATAGTCGCACATCTGCTGTGTTCCGAGTTCCCAACCATCGTTGAAGCACTGCCGCTGAACAGCCTCCTGCTTGGCAAGATACGCATTTTGTTTTGCCATATGCTTTTCCTTTCTTTTCTTAGTAAATCCCTGTATAGAACTATAACAACATACACACAAGATATAGAATCATATTATATATACTATACAGGGATAAAGCTATAATATTAGATTCCGGCTCCTGTTTTTCGTTTTCGCCCTCCTTTCGGTGCAATCCTTCCCAGGCGGGCAAGGCCGCTTTCCCCCGCGGACGAATATGTAATTACAGCACCTATTCACTTCATAGTCTCCGTAGAAGTAGACGCACCCGACGCAATACTTCCTGCTATCCTTATACTCCATGTTGCCCATAGAGAACAGGCAGGCTCCCGATCCCGCCG